CCTGCGCTGGAGCGCTCACGGTGATTCGCCTGACCGAGGCAGCGCGGTTCTACCGCGAACTGCCGCACCAGATCGCCGCCTGGACCGCCCTGCAGGCCAAGGTGCCGCCCGAGGCGCTGCAGGAGTTTGAGGAGCTGTACCGCTCCGCGCCAGCGGTGAAGCAGGAGCTGCCGCCGGCATGGCTGGCACCGGCGCTGCGGATCATCCGCGAGTTTGAGGGCTGCCGGCTGGATGCGTACAAAGATGCCGCCGGCGTGGCCACCATCGGCTGGGGTGCCACGCGTTATGCCGATGCACCGGTGCGGATGGGCGACACCATCACGCAGGCCATGGCCGATGAGATGCTCGCCACTGACGTGGAGACGTTGTTCGGCCCCGGCGTGTTTGAGCTGCTGCCGGTGGCGCGCAGCTGGAAGCCGGAGCAGGTAGCGGCACTGATCAGTTTTGCGTACAACGTCGGCCTGGGGGCGCTGGAGGAGAGCACGCTGCGCAGGCGGCTGCTGGCCGGTGGCGATGCCTGCACGATCGTGCGCGAGGAACTGCCGAAGTGGTGCCATGCCGGCGAGGCAGTGCTGGCGGGACTGGAGCGCCGGCGGGCAGCAGAGGTGGCGCTGTTCTGCAGCGTCAAGCCCCCGCTGCAGCAGCAGATGCCGCGCAACCCGCTGAAGGTGCCGTACTTCAGCCAGCGCGACTCGCGGGTGGAGGGCCAAGCGTCGCGGATGTGCTTCAGCAGCAGCTGCGCCATGCTCGTAGCCACGCTGCGCCCCGGCGTGCTTAAAGGCGCCAACGGCGACGACCAATACCTGCAGCGGGTGCTGCAGTACGGCGACACCACGAGCGCCGACGCCCAGCTCAAGGCGCTGGCGAGCTACGGCGTCAAAGCGGTGTTCCGGCAGAACTGCACCTGGAGCGACCTGGAGCAGCAGATCGCCAAGGGTGTGCCGGTGCCCTGCGGCTTCCTGCACCACGGCCCCAGCTCCAAGCCATCAGGCGGCGGGCACTGGCTGATCGTGATTGGCACCACACCCACGGCCGTGATCGTCAACGACCCGTGGGGCGAGATGCTGGTGGCCGAAGGCACCTATGCCGGCAACCGTGGCGTGGGCCTGGCCTACAGCCGCAAGAACTGGGGCCCCCGCTGGATGGTCGAGGGCCCTGCCACCGGCTGGGCGATCATCGCGCAGCCATGAGCAAGGGCGGGGAGTATGTCGAGCCGGGTCTGTACCGGCTGGAGCGTGAGAGCGGTGCGGTGGTGTGGATTGCCATGGCGAATGGCATCACGCTCATGAGCTATTCCGAGGCGTATGCGCGTGAGTGGCTGGAGCGCGAAGGCGGCGCACCACCGGACGCGGCTTAGCGGTTACCGATGTTGGTGGCGAAGTAAGCCGCCCGCGCCATCTCGTAGAGCCACCAGGCTTGCCAATCGTGTGCAGAGATCAGTGTCATCCCTGAAACGGTGACGTGCCAGACCACACCATCGGATGTCTGCAGCCGTTCGATAGTCGGAGAAGACACCGGGGCAACCTTAGGGAAAGCCCTAGGTTGCGCTGTGCGTCTATGACGTTCTCGAACTGGATGGTTCCACAGCTCAGCATCAGTGCCGCCGTTGAGCTTGAGAACTCAAAGCGCGTCATTCGCAACCACGCAGCAGCACACCCTGAAAAAATTGTGGATTTAGCCTGCAGCGCGATGGAGCAGGCTTTGCTCTACCAAGCAGTCGTCAGAAATGCAACTAGGCACATTGCTGAACTGGAGATGACCATATTGCTTGCCGCTCCAGCAGATCAAGAGCCTCAGGCACCAGTCGCCCCTTACTACGTGGCGACGGAGCCACTACCTTGGTTCTCACGTCAATGCCTTCGCTGGCTTGGCCTTCGGGCTCTTGATCAGGGTGAGACATGTAAAACCGTAGCTTGCGCACCGCCCGATCGGTAATCTGTCGTACCCGTTCACGCGACACCCCAACCTCCTTTGCTAGGGCGGCGTAGGTGGACCCTTCCTCTCCGTCTAAGCCATAACGACGGGTTAAAAACACTTGCTCAATCTCGGAAAGCTTCAGCATGGCCATTTCAATTAGGGCCTGCTTCATGCTGTAGTCAAGTTCGTAGTCACGATCAGCATCGGTGAGCTGGTTGCGGTCTGTGATCACGTCAATGAGGCTTACCTCGTCGTCGTGGCAAATGCGCTGATCCAAGGAAATGCACCCCCGCCCACGTTCGGCTAATAGGTCCAGCTCCTTACGGGCGACACCGGCAGCTTCGGCCAACTCGTTTACGGTAGGTGTGCGGCCCAATCGTTGAGTTTCTTGGTGCTGCAGCTTGGTAAGCTTGGCGGCTAGCTCTGCCACCGTCGTAGGGCGACGAATTGCCATGTCCTGTTGCAGTATCGCCCTGGAAACAGCCTGCCGACACCACCAGTAGGCGTAGGTGGAAAACTTATATCCCCTGCCAGGATCGAACATCTCCGCGGCCCGCATCAGCCCGATTGATGCCTCCTGAATAAGGTCAAGCATGTCAAGAAACTGCGTTCGCGTGGAGTTCCTTTTGACGATGTAGACCACCAACCGCAGGTTGGCTTTGACAAAACGGTTTTTAGCGCGAACCCCCTTCTTGACTTCGCGCCGCTCGGCTGGCGTCAGATCCCGGTCCAGTTTCTGCAACTGCTGCATTCGCTGCACCAGCTTCCCGTTGTGAATCTCCTCCTCGGCCGTCATCAGCGGTTCGCGGGCAATCAGCTCCAGGTACTGATTGAGGCTGCTCCGTTCGCTGTCTGGCGTGAATGTCCGCATTGGTCAAGAAGGTGGGTAAAAGGGAAGCCGCTACAGCGGCAAAAGCGGCATGAATCCGGCGGTGTGAGTCCAAAGGCTCATCCGCAAAAGCGTCAGACCAAAACGCTGCCAAGGCTTGGTCTTCCCAAGAGGCGGTCAAGCGCTTGGTGTTTTTGGGAACAGGTCGGCCAGCATTTGCTGTTCCAGGTGCAGGCCAAACGCCACAAACCGCTCTCGCGCTTGGTTGTTAGCGGGTGCCATGGGGTACGACTCCTGCCACCAGGCGTCGAACAGATCACAGATGCGTTGGTGCGAATTAGGCGGTGAGGTCATTCCACTGAGGAGCAAGGGTTGCGGAAACGATGGAGGTGTTGGGGCACAGCTCTTGAACCGTGGTCAGGGCGTGCTCGGTGCTGGTGGCGTAGAGCCACAGGGTGGTGTCAGGCTCGGAGAACTGAGTCACCACGACGCGGTAGAGCTGAGCCACCTTCATGGCGCTGGCGCTGCCTGGGTCCACTCCTGCCACAGGCCGGTGTAGAGACTCTTGAGTGGGTGCCCTACTCGGTCACGTCCAGAGCGGTGGTACAGCTCCTCTAAGAGGTCCTGGCGGGCTTGTTGCTCAACCGGGTCGCAGTTCAGGGCGTAACCGGGTTTGGTTGGAGTCATGCAGAAAAACGGTGTACTGGCACCGTCCGAGGTTCCCGTATCAGAGGACGGGCATTTGGTAGTGCTCTGTGGTGGCGGCGTAGTGCTGCCAACACACCTGAGCGCTGTTGCCGCTCCAAGTGGCGGCTTGCGTTACTGGGATTCCCTTTTCCAAAAGCTTGGAAATGTGAGTGTGGCGCAGGTCATAGGGGCGGTAACGCTTGGGAATCACGCCCCGATCCACCAGTCGTTGCATGGCGGCGCGGAACGCCCACATATAGGTGTGCCGGTTGTAGGGGAACACAAAAGCGTCCGGCTCTCCAGTCCCCAGTTTTTTCAGAACCTTCATGGCTTCCTTGTTTAGAGGTACCCAGCGCTCCTTGCCGGTCTTCGTTCGCCCCACCAACCCATGGCTGATCGTCATGTTCTGGTGAACACGGAGCCGCTGATGTTCCGAGTCAATGTCGCACCACTGCATACCAAAGGCTTCTGCTGGGCGTAAACCCGTCTGTAACAAGAAGATTGATAACAGATCCCAGCGATTTCCGTGGCGAGAGCAAGCCCGTAATTCGTGAATCACGTCGTCCATGCACGAAGTCGGAATGACTGTGATCTCGTCCTTTTGCGGCGGCTTGGGCAGCTTGAGCCCGGCTAGCGAATTTTTCGGCAGCAGTCCAACGCCCTCTGAGCAAGCCCACTGCGACATGGTTTTCATGTACTGCACCACCCTTAGGGCGTTCTTGAGAGTCGGCTGCTGTAACTGCCAGACGGCCGCTTGACGGATCTGGTCAAGCTCTTGATACGGGTTCTGGCTAAGCCACAATGCAATTTGTGCATAGACCCGTTCGTAAGTCGATTCGCTGATAGCGACTCGCCTCTCTGTGGTAAAGAGCTGCCAAAGGTCAAGGAGTTTCATCGGCAAAAGTAATGGTGAGTGTACGCAATAGGTCCAAGGCCCATAACGCCTTCGTGCAGTTGGCCTTAAGGGCCATGTCGCAATCTGCGGCACCTTGCTGCACGTCACTAAGGCGATGTGCCCAGTCTTGGACTAGGTAGGCGTGGTTGGCTACTTGCTCACAAAGGTGATCAAGGGTGTGCTGAGTGTCTTCATTTATGGAATGCCGCACCAGCGTCGAAGACTGGTGTTGAGGTGTGCGCTCCATCGTCTGCGGGTGGTGTTGACCCGCTCAGACTATGACGCACTTACTTAAGTTGCAAGCGCTTTCTGCGGAATCTCTTAAGACTCACTCGTCTCGGTAGTAGCCCCAGCGATCCACAGCTCTCTGTCGGTGCTCGGACCGTCCCGAGGCCCTGAGCCGGCGTTTCCCCGAGCGCACCTCCCTGGCGAAATCAAGGAAATCGGCAGCGCGATGCAGTTCTCCGGCGGTGGCAAAGGACACGGCTGCCCGCAGCTTGGCCATCGCCTGCTGACGAATGCGGGCCGCGTCGTCCACGCCTTACATAGTTGGGTAACCACATATTACGGGCTCTCCGAGTCGATCAGCGCCTTGAGATACCACTCTGCTTTGCGGTAGTCCTCGGTGCCGTTGGCGTGCTTTCGCTTGGCCCGCCAAACGTATTTCATGACTTGGCCGCGGCAGTAGGCCCGATACCCCTCCTCACCCAGCGCAGCGCGGATGGCTTCGATGCACTCCACCCCACCTCCGGTGGTGTAGTGGGGCGGGTGGTTCACCATGTCAACAGAGTCAGTCATGCGCGAAGAACTCAAAGGAAAACAGCAAGCGGGCTTGAAGCACGTCGGCCAAGACGGCCTCCAGTGTCTGGCAGCGGCCCGACGCTTCAAAAATTCCATCGGGCCCGTCCAGAAGTAGCCACTCGTAAACGGTCTTGGTCGGCCCGAGGTGGCGCTCAGAGACGGTGAGTCTCATTTGATCTGCCCCCAGCTTTTAGCGACCGCACCTTCCCCTTCCATCAGCACCGAATCACCAAGGATTTCCCGACCAGCGATCGCCAGTTGATCCTTCATGAGTTGCAGCACTTCATCGCCGCTCCCCTCGGGGGCTTCGACGATCAATTCATCATGGACCTGGGCAATAAAACGTGCGCCTGTGGGTAACTTTGGCCACACCCCCACCATGGTGCGTTTGACGATGGAGGCGGCCGTGCCCTGCACAAGGTTGTTGAGCCAGACAGTGGGCCTAGCCTGATCACCAATTAGCCAGCGCCGACGGCCGTCCACCATGCGGACCTCGCCGGTGTGCTCCACCTCCCACTTGGCTTTGCGGTGCCACTCGGCCATGGCGGGGTAGCTCTTAAGCCACGCCTCGCGGAACTCGCGTGCCTCATCCAAGGTAATTGAGTATCCGAAAGAGGCGAAGTAGTCCTTTAACCCAGGTGCGCCAGATCCGAACAGCAGGCCAAAGTTGCAGGACTTGGCCCGCTGACGCTGGTCCTTATCCACCTCCTCGATCGGAGCGTTGAAGATCAGGTGAGCCGTGAGGGTGTGCAGGTCCACCTTGTCGCGCAGGGCCTGCTGCATCAGCAGTTCATTGGCGATTGGAGCAGAGCAGGCCACCCCCATCTCCATGTTTTTGACATCCATGCCGATGAGGTCGAAGCCCGCCTGGGCTGCGATGACATCTCGAATGAACGCTTCCCTTGGAAATTGCTGAGCATTCGGGTTGCTCGACGAGAACCTGCCTGTGCCCGTTCGGAGTGGGTTGAACTGGGGGTGGATTCGGCCATCTTCAGCCAAGTGTTTGTCCAGGATCGACTGGATCATGGACCGCCGCTTCTCAGCCCGCTTGTAGGTGGTCAGGGCATTGACCGCCGGCACATCACCGAAAGGCTTGAGCGCCGTTTTGTCGGTGCTGGGCTTGCCGGTCTTGGGGTGCAGTGGGTCAACTCCAATGGACTGGAGCTTGCTGAGCACCTGCTGAGTGCTGTTGATGTTGAAGCCGGCCAGCTTCTTGGCGGCACCCCGCCCTTCGTTCTTCGCACGTAGGTTATAGCTGCCATCGGCTTCGCGTGGTAGGCCCTCGTTATGCAGTTCCTGCATAGCGGCGTCCAGCAGCTCCAGGAACTCGCCCTTGCTGGAGTCGATCTTGCCCTCCAGCTGCTCAATGGCAGCGCGGGCCTGCTCTTGATCCACCAGCATCCCAGTGGCTTCCATCTCAACCACGACTGGGATGAGAGCGCACTCCAGGGCGTAGACGCGTTGCAAGCCAGCGGTTTTGACCATGGCCCGCTGCTCATGCCATGCCTTCCAGGTGACACGCACGTCATCCATGGCGTAGGCGAGATCAGCCTCGTTCAGGTCGGCGTTCATCCAGTCCTGGGCCTGGAGGGTCTTATCAAGCACCACCCCAAGCACCCGTTTGGCAATCGACTCAAGGCCATTGGAGACGTTGACCAAGCCGTTGTTCAGCAGGGCGGACTGAACGAGGGTGTCTTCCAATCGGCCCTTGAGCCGAATGCCGCAGCCCAGCAGCACCCTGTAGTCAAAA